AACTATAATATTATATCCCGAAGGCATATCCTGTGCCTTATAGTACCGCGACATATAGGGCGACACAAGAGGAACATTCAGATAGCACAGTAGGTTTGCCATAGTATCCATACGGTCCCGGAAGTTCAAGGCATAAATGCCCATAGCCTGCTTTCCCATCGCTGCCTGATAAGCATTTCGGGGCGACTGATTGTGGTCGGGGAAAGGAATATTGGACGCCATTGTGCCATACAGAATGCTCGGATGGATTTCGCAATGAGTGTAAGGCTCCACCTTCTTCAAGTCATCGGGATACATCGCAATATAGAAATTCTCTGTTTCAGAAGGGTCAATATACTCCACCATATTATGGCCTGCTGGAGTCTTGAATTGGAGAAACTGATTCCACTCCTTGCAGGCGTACCAAGGTGCCTTCACCTCGGGGTGATCTAGCAGGTCACGCATAGCAGCCGCCACAAGTACGGGGCGAACAATGCGACCTCCCTCTGTGTTAACCCAAATCTCAGCAAAACCCTGATTTCCACGTGGATTGTTTACAACAATGCTAGTGAAGATGTTGATGCGGCCCGAACGCTTGGCATTTCGGAGCTGACCAATCTTCTTGAGCACTGAAGTTCCGGGCTCGGTATGAAGCATTCCAGCAAATGCCCCATTAATATATACGCGGATTCCCATGAATGTATCAGCAGCAACGCAGTCTGCCAAGGGCTTCATATTTAGCACATCATAGAGATACTGAAGAACAGGCTCAGCTGACATGGGAAGCGTTGGATGAGCAGTTGAAGCGAAGTTCTTGACTACACCTACTGAATGACCTTCCGGCGTTTCTGAAGGACAGACATAGCCCCACTGACTGTTATGACACTTACGGGGAGGAATGAGCTTACCCGTCTTTTCAATCGGCGTAGAACACCGCCTCAAATGTGAGATACCGGAAAGATATGTCAACCTGTTCAAGACCTGGCTGATACCCGTCTTGATACCCATCTTTCCGCAGTTGAAGTTACCTGTTGCTAACGATGACTTGAGACCAATATCCACAGTGGTAGACTTGAGAATCTTGTACACGTTGTTTGGGTTGATAATCTCTTCAATACGCCCCGTAGTCTTCCACGCACCATTGTGGATTTCCGTTGTTATGGCCGACTTCATTTCCTTGATACACCGCGTAGAGAAGTAGTAGCGAAAGAGGTTACCTAAGAGGTTGCCGGGCGACTCAACCTTCTTGTTAGGATAACCGTCGCGGTCATCTGAGATAATCTGGTCAAAGTAAACCTGTAGACACTTGAGGGTCATAGCAGCCAAGAAGAATGCCTTCTCCTTTAGAGCCTGAATCCCGCCAATATGAGGAAAGAGTTCTTCTGCTAGAATCTCTTGAACAACAAGTGCCTTGTTCGGCTTGACATACGGAAGAGAATATGCTGTAAGACTTTCCCTGATTGAAGAACCGCTGCCTATGTATCGTGTAAGATACTCTAGTGCTTGGTCCTTCGTCCTTGTTTCCTCCGCATCCATAATAGACTCTTGCAGAATCATATCATAGGGTGACTCCTTTGCTCCCGTAATCATTTGAACAATTTCATCGTCACGCTCAATCCCAAGGGCTCGCATAAGAATGAAGAGTGGAACTTCTGCCTTAATACGTGGAAGCGTAACACGAATTGTCTCCGGATTAGTGGGGTTCTTAGGGTTCAGCAGAATCTTCACGCCAATCGTCTTCGGAGCACCCTCATTGTCGGGACCAATGCTCTTACATTCAATGACTTCTGCTTCGCGATTCTTTACCTTATTGTTGCGGAATACAAAGAGACGATTCTCGGCCATACGCTCCTGACTGATGATAACCTTCTCTGACCCCTGTACGATGAAATATCCGCCCATATCCGCAGAACATTCGCCCTGCTCTTTCGGAGTCTTTTCCGGATTTTCAGACAACTGACAGAATTTACTATTAACCATGACAGGAATCTTGCCCACGTGAATATTGGGAAGCATTCGGACTTTTGTCTCCTCAATCCCCTTGTCCTTATCCTTGATGGTTGTTGTGATGTGTAAATCAACATAGATAGGAGCAGCATAAGTTAGATTTCGGAGACGAGCATCATTGGGATACATAGGCGTAACTGCTCCATTGTTCTCAAAGATTGTAGGCTTGCGGATGCTTACATTTTGGAATTGAATAATGACTTCCACTTCACGCGGCGTCTTCTCTGCAATAATTGAAGCAGCAGCGGCCGCCGCAATTGCTTCCTCATTACCCTCCACAGTTACACGAATAGCAGTTCCTGCAGTTCCCGCCGCCGCTCGTGTTGTTCCTGTCAGAGTTAAATCGGGAGAACCAACTACCCTGATAGGGCAGCATCTCATAATTGCTTCTGGAATATCATATTCTAGAAAATAATTAAAACTTGCGATTTGGTGATAAATAATTTGCCTACTATCATGTTGCTTGAAGTACAAATCAAGGATTTCGTGAAACATCTATGCTTCAAATGGTCCCGATAAACTAGGTCAATTTTATGTGATACCCTTAAATAGGGGGTATGCTTTCGGATGAAAAAGAAGTTATAATGACTTCCGTCGCCACAACAGAGGGCACACGCAAAAAGCGAAGGCCACGCAAGAATAGAACTACGCGTTCTCAAGGAGAAGCAATTGTGACAAAAGAGGAAGTTATTATCACACAGAAAGATAATGAAAAGCCTAAGGGCATTAAGGTAGAATCCCAGCAAGTATTCAAGTTAGTTCCTAAGAGCGAACCTGTTGCAAAGAAAACTGCCACTCCCGCTGCCACTCCCGCTACCGTACCAACAAAAGTAACAATTCTTCCAAAGAAGCGTGTTCAAAAAATAACGATTCTCGGAAAAACGGCCAAAAAGCCCGTATCTGACGGCAAGGAAAAAATCCTTGCGGCCCCCGTAAAACAAAAAATCGTACTTCCTATTACAGCTAAGAAAACACGTAAACAATATAAAGAACGCAAGCTGCGGATAGACTTGTAAATATTTGCTTTTGCTCAGATAAGGATGTTTCGTCTTCTGGCAGGCACACTATGCTTCTTAGCATCTGTTTCTGGAACACTTTTGAGCGATTCAAATTGTAGTTGTGTTGTAACAAAAACTGCTGCTACGGCTCCGGGTGCGGCTGCGTCAATCACTGCTGGATGCACTATTAAACCCGATTGGCTTTCGTCTACAAGTAAATGGTGTTTAACAGACCAAGTGGCTTCACCAGGTTGTGGAACTCTCCAGACTGGCTTTGGTTGGGCAGACACATGTAATAACACAGAATTCACTGGTTTTTCATTTATGCCTCCTGTACTTCTAGGAGGTGATCAGACTAATACAACTTTTTACACAGGCCAAACTCTGACTGTTAATTGGACGTCACAGAATATTGCTGTTGATGAGTGGTTACGCTTAACATATATGGGTGTATCCCTACGGACATTGACAACTGGTTCTGGCGTAAATGTAACTGCTGGAACATTCTCTGCTCGTATAAGTGATTCTGCAAACTCATTAACTCCTGTGGGGGGTTCTACACTTGTTTTGAGTACAACAAATTCTGCTATTACGGCTTCAAGCAGTCAGAATATAATTGTTCTACAAAGTAGAATTGCTGCAGTAAATGTTTTTGATGGGAATAGAACAGTGGGTGCTGGAAGTATTGTGTGTGATAATCGCAATGTAACCATCCAGTGGCTTTCTGTAGGACAAGCTGGTGTAGGTGTTGCGACTGTAACAATCCGAAGCAATGGAGGAGGTGGTGGAACAACTGTGGGAACTGCTATAACAGGTATTCTTGTAAGTCCTGGAAATACGACTGTAAATTATACTCTACCTCGTAGTTTTGTTCCATCAGGTTTTGGTACATATTCAGCACAAATCAGCGTTCAAAGCCCTGGTTCTGGAGTAGCACCTTATACTTTATCATCCACAGGTTTTACTCTTGCAGCAGCACCTTCTGTTTCTCCGTCGCCAACTGCTTCAAACTCAGCCACCAAGACCCCTTCAATCTCTCCTTCAACAACTTCAACGATGTCACTTGGGGCATCTTTTTCTGGAACACCCACTATCACGCCAACTATTTCCTTGACTCCAACAGGATCTTTATCGTTCGGATCTACCCCATCGGGATCACCATCTATTTCTCAAACCCCTAGTATTACTCCATCCTTGTCAGTAACCTCTTCACAGACGCCAACTTCTTCCATAACACCTTCACAAACACAAACGCCCGCTCCAAGTGTTGATTATGTTGGAATAGCAAAAGCAGCGGCTGCTGAATCGGATGCTAAAACAGGAGCCATAGTTGGAGGAGCAATTGGAGGACTAGTAGCACTTGTAGTGCTTGGCTTTGTTGCATTCAAAGTCAATCAACGTTATGAAGCACATTTAAGGCGTTCAAGAAGACTGAAGGCACCTGCTAGAAACTATGAAGAAGAAGCCCGTAATTTATACGGTGTTCAGCCTACTCTTGATGCTGGAGGAACTGTTATGTACCAGGTTAACATGCCGCAGCAGCAGCCGCAACAAGGGAGACATAGTTTAGGTCGTGGATATCAATCAAATAATAGTCGCAGAATGGGAGGAAGAAGGTCCTAAAGCTAACGCACGAATATATACCTAAGGTAGACTTATAATAGATGGAAACCAAAGGTATGATTGAATTATATCAAGGGTTTTACAAGGATGCTAAGGAAAAATACGGAGACAAAATCGTAGTTCTCATGCAAGTAGGCAAGTTTTTTGAGATGTACGATTCATGTCTCATCACCACTGGTGAAAGCCAAACAAACATTCGTGAAGCATCTGCTTTGCTGGAAATTAGTGTTAGTGAAACACCAATCTCTGTCAAAAAGGGACAGCCTACGCATAATAAACTCTTTTCTGGTTTTCCCGATTATGTTGTAAAAAAGTATGAACGGATTTTGATAAGGCAAGGATATCGTGGTGTTTTTATAACCCAAGAAAAGGAGGGCAAGGTATACAAGCGTGAAGTCAGCAATATTGTCTCTGCTGGAACTTTCACAGAAGAAGAAGCAGATTACGGAGAACCACCAGTCCTAGATCGCTGGCTATGGGCGTTTTTCTGTGAAGAGGCAGAAGATATGCTTGTCCACTCGGCGGCCATTAGTTGTGCTACTGGCAAAATCATCATGGGAAATACAATGATGGGCTCCAGCAGCAACGATGATATTTATCTTGCTTTATCTACATATGAACCAGCAGAGGTGATTGTGTGGCATTCTGGGGACGCAGCAATAGATTCTGGGAAGCTACGAGAAATGTTTCATCTATCCTATGATATTTCTCTTCATATTCGGCCATATGTAAAGCAGAAGGGAGCCGTCCAACGAGAGGAAGATATTCTTATCCGAGCTTTTTCCATGGAAAGAGCTATGCTTTTGTCGGAGTTACAAATTGACCGCAAACCAGATAGTCGCCGAGTCTTGGCACATCTGCTTGCTTTTGTAGAAGAGCATAACCCTGCTCTAATTAAAAATCTTAAGTTGCCCACGGATTTTCAAGCATCTGAGTTTGTTCGGCTCGGTAACCATACTTTGGAGCAGGTTGGAATGATTAACAAAAACAAGGACAAACAAAATGAGTGTTATTTCCATTATTTTAATAAGGTTCAAACTGCATGTGGTCGTCGTGCTTTGCGACAGCGTCTCTTACAGCCGATTAAGAATGTTGCTGTTCTTAGAAATCGAATTGCGATAATTGACCAATGGCGAACGTGTGCTGGAAAATCCGAAGTTATTACGGGACTCAAGAAAGTCTATGATATTGAAAAACTCTATCGACGTCTTCAGCTTAGGGTAGCAACAGTCTCTGATATTTGGAAACTCTTATCATCCCTTTGTGCTGTTGAGGAAGTAATAGCAGGAACAGAAATAGCGGGTTTTTCTGAAACAGAAGACGGCAAAGCAATTCGCAAATTCATTAAGGATATACAGCAGAGATGGAATTTGAATACACTGGCCCTTGTACGGGATGCAAAAGAAGTTGAATGTATGAATCCTTGGTCAACGGGTATTTCATCCACCTTAGAATCTCTTGAAGCTCAATGGACAGAAACAAAAAAAGAATACCTTGACATTCTAGCAGAATGTCGTACAATTGTTCCGGATGCATTTCAACCAATGAGGGAAGATGACCGGCCGTTTGCTGTCTATGCTACAAAGACACGATGTGATAAAGTCTTGAAAGCAAAAGTGCTAACACCCACTTTACGTTTGGAAGATGTCAAAGGAAGTTATTACCTTAAATCCGATGAGATTGATTCTCTTAATAAACGGGGCCTAGCAATCCTTAAGGGATGGGAAAAAGAATGGACCAATATTTGGCAGCAAGAGATTGTAAATCTTGGTGCTCATTTACTAACAATTTTCCCGGTGATTGTTGCATTTGTTTCTGAGACAGATGTAAATTTAAATTTGGCTGTCCGAGCAGAAGAATATGGGTATTGCTCTCCTATTTATGAGGAAGGAGACCACTCTGGTTTCTTCGCTGAAGGACTTCGGCACGGTATTTTGGAGCAAATTCGTCGCGATGTAGTTTATGTACCACATAGTGTAGCACTTGGTTCACTAGCAAAAGAAAATTCAAATACAGCGATAGCAAAGGCAGAAGGTGGTATTCTCCTCTTTGGTGTGAATAGCAGTGGGAAAAGTAGCCTTATGAAAGCAATAGGCCTTTCTGTTCTAATGGCCCAAGCAGGATGCCCTGTTCCAGCAACAGAATTCAAAATTGTACCATATTCTTCTTTATTTACACGTATTCTCGGAAATGATAATCTTTGGGCAGGAATGAGTTCATTTGTGGTAGAAATGACGGAATTTCGCAATATTTTAGAGTACTCTGATGCTGGAAGCCTTGTCTTAGGTGACGAACTATGTGCTGGAACCGAGACATCATCCGCAGCATCTCTAGTCGCAGCAGGTTTAGAGTGTTTGCTTGAAAAACAAGCATCCTTTTTCTTTGCTACTCATCTTCATGAACTCCAGCGTTTTCCCGAACTTATGAACCTGAAGAAACTCAGGTGGCTCCATCTTCGTGTACAGTTTGATGCCGTAAGCGGAACACTGATTTATGACAGAGATCTGCAGGAAGGATGCGGGCAGATGAATTATGGACTGGAAGTCTGTCGTGCTCTACGTATGCCCACTGCGTTTTTAGATAAGGCAACAGCATTTCGTCGGAGGCTCCAGGGTGTATCACCCATACTTGATGCTCCTCAGAGTCGTTATAATTCAAGTGTTATTCGCCGTATATGCTCAATCTGTAAGAATGATGCTTCTATTGAACTTGAGGTACATCATATCATTCATCAGGAAACAGCTGTGAATGGATTTGTTGCCCCTGGTATTAAAAAGAATCATGCCGGAAATTTAACAGTCCTCTGTGAAGGATGTCATACAAAACATCACACAGGTCAAATTGAAATTATAGGATGGCAAGATACATCTGCTGGAAAGGTTCTAGTTGTTAACGACTCGAAGAAGCCGAAGAAGAAGCAGTCGCCTTAACTGCAGCAACATCTGCCTTTAGAGCCTGAACTTCAGCCTTAAGGGCCTGAACAGCATTTTCCAAGTCTTCTACACGCTTATTGTTAGCCTTCTGCTGGTCACTGTTCGTATTAACAACTGCCTTTAATTGTTCCTGTGTGGTGACTGAAACTGATGTAGCAGACTGAATAGCAGAGCGGATACCATTAAAACGATTCGCATTGCGGCCGACACTGCTCATTTCTGATTAGTCCAAACAAACCTGTCAGAGTAATTTAACGCGGCTATAAATTTGAAAGTAATTTAAAACCTAAGAGAAGGTAAAATGCTTATTCCTGTTCGCTGCTTCCATTGTAATAAGCTCCTTGCCAATAAGTGGGAGTACTACCAGCGTCGCCTAAAGGAGGAAAAGGGCGATGCTTTTGGTAAACCTAAGTATTACGATGGAAAGAATAGTCTGGATACGCCTGAAAAGAAGATTTATGAAGAACTTCAACTGATTCGTTATTGTTGCCGCAAGACACTCCTAACAACTGTAGATTTGCTTTCTAAATTTTAAAGACCTTATCATAGAGAGAATGGATCCCTTAAAGTTTTTAGATGATTTCGTCATCACGCCAACAAATCAAACTGCTAAGGCGGCTTCAGGAGGTTTTGCCAATATACTAAATTATTTTACTTTATGGTCAGTAACATTAACAGCAATTATTACTGTTTTTGTTTTAATTCCCCTGGTCCCGAAAGCACCGGCCAATTTAGTTATTCTACTCTGCAGTATTGCTCTGGCAGTTGGTATTTATCTCCATGTAAATCAATTTGGTGCGGAGTATAGATTAAGTACCTGGCAAAACAATCTCCAGTTTTATGGAAGTATAACAATCCTGATGTTGGTTATCTTTTTGTCTCTCGGATTCTTCTATTACAATAATGACCCCGCGACTAAGGCCGCAGCTGACAGCATGTTTAGCCGGGCTGCCAATACAGTATCATCTGGCACTCGTGGGTTCACCAATTTTACTATGTCTGGGCCCACAGTTGGGTAAACATTTTTTTGACCTAATACATTAGAGATGGCGACAGAGAAGGTTAGACGCAAGTCCCGTGGTTCATTAAAATCTAACTCAGTAAATGCTAAAGTTACTAAGTTTGATACTGCGGTTTTACGGCACATTCGCAGAAGTAATCCCGCACCTGAGAAGTTGGTAGCCTTTATCCAAGATGAGTGGCTCAAGAAGACGAAATCATATCTTCCCGCGACAACTGCTAAGAAGATTGCTAAGCGTTTTGCCCACTTACAGACGAGTACGCATGTTAAGGTTGGTGGTAAGACACGTAAGCAGAAGAAGCAGCGTGGTGGTGCGGCCTTAGTTGGTGCTCCTTTAACAGATACCTTTGGCCCTGGTAGTCTCGCACCGACTCTCCTCAAGATGCCTGCTGATATCACACAGAGCAGCCAGTTTGCTGCGGCCAGCCCTGTAAGCTATTTCAGCATCGCCCAAGACCGCGGTATTCCAGCAGGAGGGTGGGATGGCTATGGTCCTAAGCCTGGCATGGGTGATAATACAGTAGCCCGGTCCCGCAGACGCCAACGTGGAGGTGCTGCGTTCTCCATCCCCGGCTCGGTTCCCATGAATCTGGCTGAGATGGGTATTAATACTTCTATCGGTATAATCAATCCTAAAATTTCTACCAGCAATCCTGTTATCCCCGGTTTTGTCCAAACCTATGTCCCGCTAAAGGGCGACATTGATAACTCAGCCATGCAAATTACAAGCCAACTTCCGCTTGTATGGAAGACGACTTCATAATAATAAGAACCCTTTAAATGTAAATCTTTGAATTTCTGTCGCAGTTAGACTGCCTGAAATTTATAGACTCCGAAAATAGGTAATGGCAGCCAGTCAACCGAATATTAGCGATCTAGCAGCGAGTCTTATAACACTTTATTTTACAAATTCAACCACAAGTTTGTCAAGATATGCCATCGATAGTTACAATTATTTTGTTACTAAAGAATTGCCGGAACTAATTTTCAATCAGAATCCGATTACAATTCTAAAAGAGCCTCTGGGTTCAGTAGATTCTGGGGTATATGCTTACAAAACAGAAATCTTTATCGGTGGAGAAGTTGATAAGCCTGAAAATTTAGGTATTCAGTTTGCCCAACCTATTATTACACTCGATGAAGGAAAAACGATTCGACGCATGTTTCCGCAAGAAGCACGTCTTCGTAATTTAAGTTACGCTGTTTCTGTCCTTGTTGATATTCAGATTAAGGTTACAATGACTACTATAAGTCCTGGAACAGGCGTTGGTGGCATTCAAGCAGTGTTTGTACCCACTGAAATTCTTAATATGCAGCGTAAGGGATATCCGCTCTTCAATTTACCGATTATGTTACGCTCCATATTATGTGCGACAAATACACCTGAGATGCCTCGTCTTAAGTCACTCGGTGAATGTCAATATGACCAAGGTGGTTATTTTATAATTGATGGTGCTGAGAAAGTTCTAGTAACAAGTGAAGAAACAGCATTTAATTCAATCTATGCTGGAAAGAAACCGCCTACCGACTTAAAGGTTGCTGCCTTTGCTCGTTGCTCGTCACTAAATCCGAAGAATAAGCAGATTCGCCAAACTGCTCTTCATGTAGACCGTGAAGACAATTCAGTTCGTGTTAGTTTGCCTTTTATTCGTGGAGCAGTTCCACTATTTATTGTATTCCGTGCTCTAGGTGTTCAGTCAGATGAAGATATTATTAATATGATTCTGCCTGACATGACTGGGCAAGAAATGAAGATATTAGAGCCGTGGTTTCTAGCATGTGCTCACGACGCATATCCTATCTTGGATACGTATCTAGCACATGAATTTCTCAAAACACTAACAAAGGGGTTTCAAAAAGAGACAGTTCTTGATATTTTACTAAATAATACTTTTATGCATGTTCCCAATACATTCGCAGCTAAGGCCCTCTTTTTGGGTGAAATGGCACGTAAACTTCTCCGTGTTACAGCGGGTCTAGACCAAAACACTGACCGCGATGATATTCGCAATAAACGGTATTTCACTGCTGGAACTCTTGTACGTGAACTTTTTACTGAATGCTGGACAACGTGGCGAAAGAGTTTTGTTTTGACAATTGACAAAGAGTATAACTACAACAAGACAATCTACGAAGGGTTAAATTTCGTAAATCTTTTCTCAGAAGGAAATCTGCCGAAAATGCTAAGCGGTGAAGAATCGCTGAGTAGCGGAATAATGAGTGGATTTAGAGGTAAGTGGGGAGACCGCAAGGGAGTTATTCAGCCTCTAGCACGAATCAGTTATATGGATGCTATGAGTCAAGTACGTCGTGTTTCACTAGATTTTCAACTTAAATCACCCGGTCCTCGTCATCTTCATCCCAGTCAATGCGGTTTCTTCTGTATTTCCGAAGTTCCTTCCGGTTTCAGTATCGGTATCACTAAGAATGCCAGCATTTTTACGATTTTCTCATTGGCGGAGAATACTGCTAGCATGATGAATTGGCTGTACACGAAGGGTGGTGTAGTCCCGGCTGAGAAAGGTGATAAGTACAAACGTTTATGGTTCTGCCGTGTACAATTAAACGGCGGAACAATTGGATTTATCAAGGATCCCGAACTTTTAGTTGCGGTTCTTAAACTCTGTAAACAAACGGGCTGTATGAGTCCGACGACCTCAATCAGTTTTAATCGGACAAGCCGCACAGTTCGTATTTATATGGATGAAGGACGTCCCTGCAGACCACTATGGATTCTTCGGAAGAAAGCCTTATCGCCTCTTGCTGAACGGATGGCTGAAGTGGGATGGCGTGGACTCGTCAAGGGGGTTCTAGCAGAAACTCGTGAACGTGATTTTTTTGAGACTGGATTTGTAGATCCTTTTCCCGGTATCATGGACATTTCAGAATACGTAGATCGTCTTGGTCCTTCTGCTGGAGCAATTGAATATGTTGACCCTTATGAACAGAATGAAGCCTACATTTCATGGTTTGGTTCAAATGATCTTCGTGATGAATCAACGCATTGCGAAATTCACCCTTCAACAATGTTCGGGTTTGTTGGAAGCATGATTCCGTTTGCCAATCACAACCAGTCACCGCGTAATCAGTTGTCATGTTCGCAGAGTAAACAGGGAATCGGCTTCTATTCATCGCAGTTCATGAACCGTTTTGACACCTACGGTACACAGATGTGCTACGGAGAGGCACCGGTAGCCCGTACACTCTATTATGATTTAATTGCTGATGGAAACATGTCATATGGCACCAATTGTATTGTGGCCCTTATGTCCTTTGACGGATACAACATGGATGACGGTATTCTCTTTAACCAGTCTTCAATTGAACGTGGTCTTTTCCGGCATTTATCCTATAAGACGTACGATGCTGTTGAAGAGAAAGATGCGGAATCAGATGCAATTATCCGTATTGGCAATCCTAATGTAATAACGAGCTGGATGTCAATCCGGCCGGGCTATGATTATTCTATGCTGGATGATGATGGTATTATTAAGGAGGGGTCAATGATAACGGATAAGACTGTGCTAGTTGGACGCTACATGACTTTACCCGAAAATGGATTGGTTCGCGATGCTAGTGTTTTACCGACAGTATTTACTGAGGGCCGTGTTGAGAAGGTAACTGTCTTACATCAAGCCAACGGATACCGTCTTGTACATATTCGCATCTTTGAAGTGCGTGTGCCAGAACTAGGAGACAAGTTTTCTAGCCGACACGGACAGAAAGGAACAATTGGAATGATTCGGCCGTGTTACGATTTGCCGCGGGGTAAGAATGGAGTTGTACCCGATATTATTGTAAATCCCCACTGTATTCCTTCTCGTATGACGGTAGCACAGATTATGGAGATGATTACTAGTAAAGTGGGTGCTCAATATGGAGCGAAGATGAATGCGACCTCTTTTACAAATGATGAAAGCCACCACGATATTATGGGAAATGCTCTTGAAGAGGCGGGCTTCAATAGGAATGGCGAAGAAATCATGTATGCTCCCTTCAGTGGAAAGCAATATACATCCACAGTATTCACTTGCCCGCTCTACTTCATGCGTCTCCGTCACTTAACACGGGATAAAATCAATTCACGTGCTGCTGGCCGTAAAGAACAGCGGACACATCAGCCGACAGGTGGACGCGGTAATGAAGGCGGCTTGCGTATTGGTGAGATGGAACGCGACGTTTTGATTGGTCACGGCATAAGTGATTTCATGCAAGAACGCATGATGAAATGCTCCGATGAAGCCACATTCTATGTTTGTAACAGTTGTGGTCAAATGCCGATTTATAATGAGAGTGAAGGAATCTTTGTGTGCCCTTCATGTGATGGACCTATACGATTTGTGGGTGATACAGCAGATACGATACAGATGGTCAAGCCAATTACCCGTAGTCGTACAACATTTACAAAGGTTAATATGCCATATACATTTAAACTACTCAATCAGGAATTGGGAACATTTATGAATATGGGCATGCGATTTGTGAATTCCGGGTCGGCTGCTCGTCTCAAAGATGAATCACTAGATTGGTTGGCGACTACAGGAGAGGGCGCAAATCGGTTGATTGACCTGCCCCCGTTTTTACCACCGGAGCAACCGAGTTCTTCAGCCATAGGAGCGGGAGGTGTTCCTATTGAAGAGATAAAGATACAGGTTGAGAAAGAACCTGGTGTTGAAGTACAGCCAGCCGTAAACGCAAGTCTGCTAGAACAGGAACGGAAGAGGGCGGAGGATGCGGAAGCCGCATTGGCTCAAGCACAAGAAGCGGGACCACAGCCTGAGACAGTTCAAATTACTCTACCGGGTGCTCCACAAGGAGAGGGTGAAATAGGCAATGTAGTTGTGGGTCCTCCTCGCGAAGCCACGGCCGGCCCACCTAGCCAGCGTGGTGGCTCCATACCACTTCCTAATCTGACTCATCCAATTGTAGGACGCGGGTCATCTACAAACGTTATTACACTCGTCTTACCTTCACAGGGTAAGGGAGCAGGTCGTCCAGCAACAGGAAACAACTCCGCATATGTTCCAAAGAAAAAGGGAGTCGCATTTGCTAGATTAGTAGATGAACAAGAAAGAGAAGCACGAGGTGAAAAACCTGAACCCACCAAAGCGGCTGAAAAGGGCCCTACAACTATTCGCGTTACCAAAGAAGATACAGATGAAAAATCCGCTGAGGCTTAAAATTTGAATACACGTATTTAATATAGAAAGGCATGGACCCCGAAATTAAGGATTTAGTATTGCGTAGTAGGCCTATAGTACTTGAACTGCTAGAGGCCCGCGGTTATGATACAACACCCTATCTAGACCAAGCACCATCTGCTGTGTATAGTTTGGCAATTGCTTCACAGAATCAGCCTGGTGCAGCTCCTCTAAAGATTCGTGTTAAGCGTCGCGAAAACGCTCCTCAATCACCGTATGAGTTTTGTGAAGTAATTTATCTTATCTTTAATGAAAAAATCAAGGCAACAATTCAACGCAAGGAATTTGATGGTCCTGACCGTTGGGAGCACATCAAGAGTCCAGAAAATACGGATTATATCTTTATTTTGGGAGAAGCCTATCATGAGTCATTTGATCTAGTTGCTATGCTAGCGTGGCAGAAGAAGGTAAAGATCAGTTTCTTTCACATTAAGCAACTCATTTTGAATCCGAGCAAGCATGTATTGGTTCCTAAGCACGAGCGGGTACCAGCAGACGCTATTCCGGAACTTAAGAAGGAACTAAATCTGGTAACACTCAATCGTCTGCCCTTCATTAAGTATCATATTGACATGCAGGCTCGTTGGCTGGGTCTAACTCCTGGTGAAGTCATTAAGATTACAAGACCTTCACCAACTGCTGGTAAGTCAGAGGGATATAGGTTATGTATATCTTAATCCGTAGTAAACGGTAGAGATGTCCTGGACACCCATTAATGAAAATTCCTGGAAACAGAAACGAGACATGTTAGAGGGACGATTTAATTACTTAAAAGAGTTATTAACTCAAACAATTCAAAAAAATCCGGATGATATGATTGCGATTAATGGCCTTGAGGCACAAATGACCTCAACAAGGGAAGAACTTTCTGGCCTTGGAATTGTTCTTAAAGACGCTCTGGAAGACCTGCGGGAAAAGACAGGCAATCTAGAAGAACCAATTTTACAACTAGAAAAGGAGTTACAGCGGTTGCAGACTGAAGAGAATACACTTAAACATCAAAAAGATACACGAGAACAACAGGTTTCTTCTTTAGCTGGACGTGGACAGCAGAACCCACACACAATCAGTTTTTTTATGATGAAACCCCTGAGTAATCCGTATTATATGATGATTGTAGTTGCTTTAGTTTATGGGCTTGCTTTCTATGTACTTTCCCAGTATGGAAAAAGTTTTTTACACTCAGCAGGTATCACGACGATAACACCTCCGATAACTGGAAGAATTTTAATGAGACAAAATTACAGAGGTAGAATAGGATGACGACACGGCAACCAACTGTTCAAGACTTTTCGTTCCGCAAGGATCTACCGACATTAGCGGGACCGGTTGATGGATGTGCGCCCGATGCTACAATTAATGATTCAAGTGCTCAAGTATTATTCCCTAATGGAATAAGTTTTACTGATTTTGAATTGAATGACCAGCAAAGAATCCCCCCTGATGTTTTAGTCGCCAAAATTACGGGTCTTCAAAGCAACAACCTAATCCCTAGCAATAAGACTAGCGTAGATGACCAAGTTGCTGTTGATTCACAGTTCTATAAGAGCGTTAAGATGGAATACTGCTGGTATGAGAATCGGTATAACTATTTGTTACGCAAATACCTGAAGCTGCTTATGTCTGATAATAAGGATGATATAACCCTATCAATGTCTCTAAATAACTCCACAACAGAAGTGAATAAACGCCTTCAGAGTCTCCTGGAAATCATGAACTATGTTGCGAATGAGAGGGCCAAGCGCGTTGATACATTCCGCCAACGTCACGTTGATGGTAATGATTCAATCAATAAGAATATCCTCCGTCTTGCGGATATCAAGAAGAAGTTGAGTTCAAATAATCTTCGTCTGAGCACCCAGCGTGAGATGCAGGTTTATACGGAGGAAAAAAATCGGGCTCTGCGTGTTCAAGTTACGGTTTTTGCTATCTTAAATGTTGTTGCCCTGGGTGTTGTATACACGGCTTATAGCCAGAGTGTATAAAGACCCTTAATATTTCTAATCCAATAAAACTTATGTTTAATTAGATTAGAGGATGGCTGACTATCACGACATGTTAGTGAATGCGTCTATGGCACTAGACGACATTGAGAAAATTGAGTTTAAGTCCGAGTTGATGGGAGACCCGGTTAGATCTCAACAGTATTCTGCGGAAAGACAGAATAAACAGGCTGATGAGACTCTTCAAATCAAGCGCGGTAATTTTCAGAAGGCCTTTTATGACATGGGTCGCTACATGGACATGGATCACCACGCTCGTTATTATGATGTTCGTAATACAGATTTGAATCGTGCTCAGAACAATATTGTACAGATTGCGGATGCTAACACAAGTTCACTTAAATATGACTTGGATAACACAAAGCGTCAATTCTTAGTGAACGAATGGTATGCTCAGAATAAGTTGGAGTCGCTTTTTTTCTTACAGGTGGCTTTCCTGGCCATGGTTTCGGCCATGATTGTTATTATGCTTGGCAAGATGAATGCTTTTCCGTGGATTTTTGGTAAGTATGTAGTCTTTATTATTGCGTCTGCAGCAGCCATTCTAGCACTTTACCGTTTTAACTACACCCGGTACACACGCGATGTTCGCTACTGGAATAAGCGGAAGTTCTCTGACAGCCCTGGAGCACTCAAGGCGGGCGATGCCTGTAAGACAGCACAGGCGGCGGCTGAAGGTGTTGGAGCACTTGGCAGCGACTTACTACAGGGTAACTTTACCTCTCTAGCCAGCGATGTACGCTCAGCGGGTGCTAATCTAAATACTGCTACGGGTGGAAATATGTAATATAATTAAATAAATATCCATTTTTTCGCAGTCTAACTGCTGGAAAATAGATACAGGGAAAATAATACGGAAATGTAGGGAATGTCTAATTGGCTAACACGAAAAATTAAAGAATCTGCAAATAAAGCAATAAACGCAACAAAGCAGGTAGTTTTACCGCCGGATAACTCCGAAAAAATAAAGAGACTTTTAAAAGAAGCAAACCGTAAAGAAGACGAGTTTAATAAGGAAAAGGGAACAATTGATGTTTTCTTTACAAATGGCCAAACTCTAAACAGTATTATTAATGAAGGTGGAAAATCAACCTCGTCACGTGGAAAATACAAAAAGCATTTGGAAAAGAAAATCAAAGATTCTCTTGAAAATATCAAGGATTTAAAAAATCAGGATAAATTTTATCGTCGCGATTTTATAACGGCAAATCCCCTCTTAAGTCAAGGTAATCCCTTTTGGAGTAATTCCGATAATTTAATTCTGCTAGCATTCTGGATAGCAGTTTTATTGATTCTGGGTCCAACTAGTGCGGCTATCTTTGGTCTGCCAATCAGTAATTCGCAGCAGCAAATACTTTTTATAGTAACTTGGATTACTATTCCACTTTTTATACTCTTTTTATTACAGAATTTTGCTTAGACCTTCTTTGCCTTCTTTGGTTTAGGCAAAGACTCAATAATGGTTAGCGACTCTTGTTCAGTAACAATAGTCTCTTGCTTTTCTTCTACTTGCGGCTCTGTTGCAGCAACCGTTTCCTCAATGAAGTTGCCGCTGACATCCTCTAGCAGGCCAGCAATTCGTACACCTTGGAACATCTCCTTGCCCTTTCGTGAAATCGGCTTTCCAAACTTGTCAATTAACTTCTGGCGGACATCTGCTGGAGATAGCGACTTCTTATCCGGCTCTGACTGTAGCCAAATCTTATACTCCTTCCGAATATCCTTAACATCAGTTTCACTTCCAATTTCACTAATGAGACGCTCCTGCATGAAAGATGCGAAAGAGTCATTGTCGGACTTATACTTATCAGACTCTTCCTTGACACAACCCGGCTCAACTAGCCCCTTTACAAGATAGACATTCTCGTAGTAGTGAACCAGCATGGAAAGGAAGGCCTCCCGCCAAGCAGGAAATCCATGTTCAGTTGACTTCTCCACACTCGGCTCCTTGGGATAAATGTTCTTCTCTGCTAGTTCCTTCATTTGAGCAGCATCCTTAAACCTTTCAGGGTCGCGAAACTCTGACTCAAACTTTACTACACGAAGACGACGCCAAGTACCATTGTCAATGCTGTTCACCGGCGGGAAACGATTACAACACAGGAAGATACGAGCAGTAATTGCGAAAGTGACCAGGTCCTGATATAGAGCACGAGCAGAAATCATATCTTCGCCTGAAAGCTGCTTCATCAGTGAAGAGTTAATCTTCTCTCCCTCTTCCGGCTCCTGTAGGCCTACAAACCGCATATTCCGCATCTTTACAAGCTGAGGAGCTGCTGCACCGGAGTTATCTTGCTTTCGGGTAACAAGAGTTGCTTGCGTGGTACACTGATATTCACCGAATACCATCTCAATAAGACGGATAAGGGCTGATTTACCATTGGACCCTTCACCTTGAAAGATATAGAACTTCTGCTCTGTGTTGCGGCCATAAAGACAGGCTGAAAGAAGCGTGAAGAAATACTCCCGCAGATCTTCCCTTGGAAATAGCTTCCTAAAGAATTCACGGATTTCAGCATTATGAGGATTGTTGGGGTCATATGGTGTATAGTTAATAGCCGGATAAATCTTGTGCTTGCCCATCTGAAGGCTAATCATATCATCCGGTCGGCCCTCTCGGAACTCAACATACAATTTCCCTGTTACAGGATGTGTAGCAGAAAGATCAAGCACACCGTTTCCGACTCCAACAAGATTAATATTTGTATTCAACTTCTCCTTAAAGTCTTCCTGATAGAACTTCTCTGTTAGCTCTTTCATAATAGAATCCTTGAAACCCGAATTCTCAAGATTCTGCTTGACCTTCATGAGACGCTTTTTCTTTTCCACAAGGCTCTTCTTCATGTCCTCGGATGTGTTAGGGTCCAACTCAATATTACACGCCTTCCGCTCAGCCTTTGTATATAGGTCCCGAATACGAGTACTAATTGAACCACGCAAATCCATAGGCTGCTGAATTGCCTTCCAGTAGTGCCCCTCAAAATGAAACCAATCGTAACTTTTCAGCATCGGAGAGCAACGGTATTCGTGCCGGAAAAGACGAAGAATCAAGTTAGCAATCTCAACGTGCGTTCCCGAGTCATGATTGTAAGCATACTCCTCATTACCGCGGTCCCGAATCTCCTCGTACTTTGCGTAGTTATCCTGCTTCACCCAGTGGTAAAGAGTTCCCATCTTCACCTGCTTCTCAAGTTGAGCCTGTGAAGCACGGAGGGCTAGCCACTTTTCAGCAAATTCACTTTCACTTGTATGTTCATACCCTGATACCCGTTTACTAATGTGCTTCCATGTCTCAAATGCTTCTTCGCAATCATCAATATTGCGGAGGCATAATGCTAGATGAACCCACTTATGATAGGTTCCTGCTCGGACATCAGGGTTCAGACAATCTCGAGCAAGTTCAAAAGCAAGAGCAGTATCTTCCGCCGTGTATCTTGCTCGTACACTAATAGACTGGTCTTGATTATCAGTTGAGATTTCAGAAATAGAATCGCTTATAGTTTGCGTTACAGGAGCCTTTGGGTCATTGTGTAGCCAAGTCCCAACAAGCTTATCCCACATCTCCCGCCGCTCCTCCCGCATGTCGCAGAAGTTGAGTTCAATGTGATTCTTGCGAATAGAAAGAAGCGAAAGCATCTGCCGATTTGTGTACTCATCCAGTGACTTGGGATTCAACTGAATGGTCTGTTCTCCCGTAGTTTCCAGCAGATACATCTTGGTATTCTTGTACCGGTGCTGATCCTGCTTACAGGCTCCATAGAAGAACCAGCCATTCTGTGCAATGACTGAGCGGTCAAAGATATCCGTTACGGGATTAATGATGCCCGTTTCTCCGAAAATCTCTTGGACAAGTCCCTGTTCAATCACATAGCCACGAAGAGCATGCTGGATATCGGGTGTAACACTGACATCGGGACAGATGATGTGAATACCGTCCTTATGAAGAGCCTCCTTGTTCTTGACCGCTTTCTCGGGGCCGGGCTTAAGCTGAACAATGAACCGAAGTGGCTCTTCTAGTGATTCAATCTGAAAGAAGTGACACAGAATCTTAGCATAGCCGACACAGAAGTTATAGATATGCTCATCGGTAAATTGCCTTTCCAAGGGACCCCCGCTCTTGTAGCGAAAATCAAGGTCAATGAGAATTGGGCTAAAGTCGCGGTGAACCTCTACCAGATTTGCCGCACCTCCTTCCACGAAAATATACTGATGGAGGGAGTCCAAGAATGCGTCATAATCCTTCGGTTTAATTTTATAATTACCCACTTGCGGGCCCGGAAACCCCCGCACATTTGCTGATTTGGCTTCTGCGGGGCCAACCCGACACTCCGATAGGAATGTAAGCAAAGATTTCGTCTCCTGTTCCATCTTGATTTATTCTATGCTGGGTTACCGGGGTCAAATTTTTAACGCACTTAAGAGCGGATTTAAAGCAAAAAAATTTTGTTGGCTATAGGATTTCTATAGGTCTAAAAGCTTGTCGCTGCTAGTTGGTCCGCAATGGCCTTGAAATTATAGGTCGTTTCCAGCCGGAAAATCTCATTGATTTCCTTCTTACCATCCCAGACTGGAGCAAGAGCAAGACATCGCTTAACTAGCACATCCTTATTCTTGGTAAACTGCTCCTTCATAATAGCAATGATTTCATCGCGGTGCTCATCCGGTAGATAAGCGGGAGGGAACTGCAGGTAATGAAGAAGGTTCTTTGTAGAAGCATGAAAGATAATCCGATTATAAGGGTCAAACGTGGGGTGTGTATCATAGGATGAAAAGCAGGGTTCATTTCGCAGAGGAATATCAGTCAAGACCATGCCGAGAATACTCAGCAGAACTGACCCTAGCGTTTGTACAGATGACCACTTATCGCCTTGATGCCATGTTCCCAGCAAAGAAAGACAGACCTTGCCTTCGCGATACATGTTGGGATTGAAACGCGTTCGGCCATCCTGCGTTAGAGTCTGAACATTGGGAGGGTCAAAGGGATGATTATCACTAAACAGAACAGAGAAGAACCAGTAACCACCCTCATAGGGAGTGCCACCGGGACCAATAATTAGAGCAAGGCCCTTCATTATAGACTTATCGTCGGGGAAATAATAGATTCCATTACTCTTCATGTCATCGTTCATTACAGAAGGCATATCCTTCTTCATAATTCGCTGAACAGCCTTGCTAGTAGGACCTGCACCGGACATTTCTTTACGATTTTCGCTGGGGGTTCTTAAGCCCGGCTTACTATCAATTTTTTAGTTTATCCAAGATTAGCATGATAAAAAAAATAAAAATAATTTGAGATAATAATATCTGATACCAAATACGACGTTGCTCATAGTTAGGTCGCGTACATCGAAAACAACAGATTTTTAATGGTTTATCAAATTGGATTTCGCGACAAACAGGACATCGTGCAATACCATGGTTGACTTCAATCCATTGTGCTAAGCAAATTGGACAAATGTCAAAATGACAACATCCATACGATAAAGGCGGACATATTCGGTTTTCAAAGCAAATAAGACATTCCTGTTCTATTGTAAGAACCATCCTTATTTAGACACAACAATTACTTTCTAAAGTGCGTTTTATATTAAAACATAAATAAGTATATATTGTCAGAAATGATAAATAGTCGTGGAACGTATTATACATACGATAAATCCAAATATCAATTTAATGAATTGTTAGCTAAAATGATGGAGTGGGATAAAGATAATTTATCAAATATTCACACAAAAATAAAGGACTCTGAAAATTGGAATATTTTTAAACAAGTTGAAGCAGTAAAAACACCATTTCATAAAATGTATTATGAATCGCCTTATTATAATACGTGGAGAGACTTATACTATAAATTTATTAAAGACGAAATCTTTCCATTATTTCCAATTGAGGTAAATGAATTTATTGTGCAAAAAGACCCTTCTGTTAGATTTTGTATACCTAATAATTCATCAATTGGTATCCGAGATGGAGAAGATTTTAATCCTAATTTAGTTGGCCTGCATTGTGATACAGAATTTGGACATCCGCCTGGCGAATTAAATTTTATTCTTCCCTTTACTGATATGTTTGATGAAAATAGCGTATTTTATGAATCAGAACCAAATAAAGGTGATTTTACTCCGATTAAAATGTCATATGGATCTTTTTTTCATTTTTGGGGAAACAAATGTCGTCATCATAATAAAATAAATACAACAGGAAAATCTCGTTTAAGTTATGATTTTCGTATTATGCCTTTAAGTAGTTATGATGAATATTTTTCTACGCCATCATATCATGGTAGAAAATTTATTATAGGTGATTATTATATTAAAATGAGCAGATAAAAAAGAGGTTTTTGCTTTTTTCTGTATCCTTGTTCCTCGTATCTCAGTGAACACGGCATGGCTTAGGACACGACCCGTCGGGATTAACAGAGTAGAAGACACGCCTAAGACCATACTCCCGCATACACTTTCCCAGCAATTTCTCACAGATAGGACATGGCTTGCTGTGACAAATGCTGTCTTCATTTTGACCCTTTCCTGTACGGAAAACATACATCGTAGTACCGTTAAGTTTCTTAATATTTCCCAACTTCTTAATTACATTAATCTCTGCATGAATCGTGTTATATGTGTAGCCAGAACCAAATGAACGCGACCCAAACTGATTCATGGCCGCTGCTAGAATCTTATTTCCCTTGACAAGGATTGCAATGTGCCGATTTGTCTTGTCTAAGTCTAAGCCATTATCCGGCGGGATATACTGGCGGAGGTCATCAACATTCTTATAGGTGGGCATTTTTGCTGCTGCTTTGTTCCGTGCTGGCGGCTGTTTCAATTTTTTAGGCTTACAGTTTGGGTCCCATTTAGTTCTTACGCGTCATCTTACGTGCCGTTCTCTTGTGCTTCCGGGTACGCATTCTATCCCAAACAGTTTTATTTTCATATCCCGTCGCAAGTGTACCAGGATGTCTGACTAGTTTCCGTTCTTCGTGGGTACCTATTAAGTACTTAGCCTTGGGATTCTTCTTAGTTAAGACTTTAGTAATTCTTTCCCATCCTTCTTCACGAGGTATATATGCTAGAAATTCTGACAGATCCGTTGGTTCGGTTGTATCCTTTATTGCTTTAATTAATACTTCTGTAAAGTATTTATACTGCGATCCTACTCGTTTTACCCACTCGTTTCTATATGGTGTATAACTAACGTATTCTGAAGTTAAATGCTTTATTCCATTTACCAGTTTATTAAACAAAGATTCAAGTCTTCCCATGGTCACATCAGAATTAGTACCTTCTTTGAACCACACACATTTAGCCACTGCTGACTTATATTGTGCCGTCATTATGGCTGTTATATCCTCAACGAGTTTAGCAAAAAAAGCGTCTTGTTTAAAAAGGGGCGTTCTCCGTTTTAGAATTTCTTGCATTTCACTCTCGTAATCTGCGTCTGATTTCTCAGAAACAGGAGTAGGAGAAGAAACAGGTTCCGGAGAAGAAACAGGGGCCGAAGAAGAAACAGGGTCCGAAGAAGAAACAGAATTTTTCTTACTATTATGAACTGCTGGTGGAACAGGAGCCGCTGGGCTACTAAAAAACATACCCATTTACTTTTAGTAAATATTTTAATGAAGTGCCCCGTGAATATCGCCCCCTAACTTCGGCCCAATCCGCCCCTTTCCAGCAGGAATATCCGCTATCTCCTTCGCTGACTTCCCGCAGAGGTCAACAATTGTAGGAACTACTGCTAGAATCGCCTCTGCCTTCACAAGGCTAACACCATGAAGACCCATTAACATTGCCGCCGCTGGTTCCACATTATCCTTCCGCCGAGCAGAAAAGTTCCCAGTTGTAGCAGTTGCTTGTTTTGCGACGGCCAAGTCTTCTTCTGGCGTCTCCTTAAAATACGCGGCATCCTGCTGGAAAATCTCATAAAAATGCTTGAGGGTATACGCCGTTTCTAGCACATTCGCTGTTTGAATAACCGGAATCTTGTATTTAAACTGGAGGCGATAGGCCAATGTACGCAGCATAGTTTCATTGACTGTACTCCTTTTCCCTTCTTCTGTGGGTTTTCCAAATACCCGCTCCTGTGCTCCATAACGCCAACCACCTTCTAGCAGATAGCCAATTTGTGTTCCTTGAGACCGAGCTGTAATTAAACGAGCCCGCTGCTCCCGATAGCGATTTGTTAAATGCGACCCGGCATAATCATCTAATGTTTTCCGTTCAAAGAGGGCAATCGCCGAGCCGCTCAAATCACGGAAAAGTACATCTCCCAAGGGTAGACTTTCCGATACAAACGGGACTTTTAAAACTTGTAATTGGGTCATAAGACTAGACTCCCGAAAATCAATTGCTAGAACAATAGCTGACGATGACATCGGTATAACAGTCTCTAAAAATATTGTTTTATATAGTAGAAATGGACGCCAGCCGTTTAACACGTCTTCGTAGAGAGGCCGCATCCGTGACATTGGCCACAAATAAAGTCCGCGATGCTTCCGAGACAACAACTGCACTAAAATACAAGAACAGTCGTGTCTTTCTTCCTGCTACATCATCATTTGGTTTAGTGGAACCCTGTGCCATTAAGACAGTTCTATCTATGGGCGGATCTTCAACTCCCAGTAGTTACGATTCCCTTATTTTTAAGAATGCTGGGGTTGCGACCTGCTGTCCTGGTGGCACAGGTTCTACAATCGGTCTAACAGTTACTCTGCCGGTAGATTGCTACGCGGCCAGTTGTAATGCGGCCTATCTTCTCAATCCTGTTAAGGGAACTAAGTGCCTTCCCGATTTTGTAGGAACGCGTACATCTGTGAATAACAAATATGCTCCTATTTGCGATTCCAACTCAATGAAGCGATTTTCGTATTGAGAAGTAGGAATGCACACTTTGGCTCATATTATTGAAACTACCCCCCTTGTTATTTTTGGTATGGAAACATGTCCATGGTGTCAGAAGGCCAAACAACTTTTGAAGTCACAAAAACCACTGTTCGTACCGGTAGGCCCCGAGCATCGTGCGGAACTCAAACGCCTAACGGGTAAAACAAGTGTCCCGCAGATTTACCGCAATGGCAAACTTCTGGGTGGATATACGGATACAGCGGCTTTGCTAGAAAAGGAAAAAGGCCGCCGTCAAACACGTAGCAGAAGCAGCAGGCGAAAAACAAGGAAGTCATCTAGAAAATAAACTTCCTTGATATTCGGCCATTCAAAACAACTTTTTAATAATTCGAGCCTTACGCGTCGTCTGCTTTACCTTCTGCAACTGCTGCTTCTTAATATCCTTTACTGCTATAGCTTTTCCGACCGGCATATATGATTTGCTGGGCGAAGCAGCCACAACTATTGATTTCAAAAGGTTCATCCCTTTATAGAGGAGAGAAAAAAATGCCGCCAATAAAGCAACCTAATTATATAACACGTCCCCCCACTAGAGGTTGTTATGCTAATCGTTTCACAAAGATAGACCCGCTTGTTAAGTCTCCAGAGTGTCCTCCAGCATCTGAACTAACAACACTCGTAGAGGCTATGCTAAAAAAACGTGAAGAGCAGGATAAAAAATTATTTGGTCCTAAATAGAAGATGCCGAACTATGCTCCTGCCGCATTTGGTAATTCAGGCCCGACACAGCAGGGCCTGGTCCCTAGTTACTTATCTGAGCAGCAAAGTGGAAAGCTAGCAGGATATACAATGATTCCTGACAAATTTTATCATGAGAAGCCCTGCCGGAATGCTCTCGGCCTAGTTGGTGGCAATGATGTTAGTGTAGTTACCGCTTCACCGATGGTAGACGTTGAATCCGATTTATATGGAATTACACGGCCCAATAATAAATGTAATAATAAGCAATATAAGCCCGAATGTGCTCTGGGTGGAGGCCAGTGCCCTGATTGGCCTTCAGGTATCTCATACACAAATAAGGCTGACGATGAGAAGCGTTTCATTGCGACGCGGCCGACACACCTTCAGACGTGCCAGATGAATAGTTACCAAGGTGTAGCCTACCCCACTACAT